CTCGTCTTTGTCACCTTGTCACCAGCAGGAATTTTCCTGCTGGTGACGAAAAGACTAGGCAAGAGTCTCTGGTGAAGCACTCAGAGACTCTCCACTCTTACCACAGAGTCACCGAGGCTCGAGAACAAATTCTCGAGCGTCTGTCCTATTTTATAGGAAAACTCTGTGCTGACCGTATGGAGTTAGGCTCCAACGGGCACCTTTCACTGACATCCAGCGCATCGCTGGATAACCCAGTGAGAGAAGGTGGTCGTGCAGAAGAGTTGGCGGCAGAATACCGCCGATGGGCTGCACAGACCTCAAACCAGTCGGTTCTTAAACCGACCTGGTTTGGTCAGAGCTTCTGGACAATTCCAGAAGTTCCGAAATGGCAGAACATGTGCCGTTCTGAACGGTGTCATGAGCCGCAACACGAGGCCGGAGAGTCCGACGATCGTGTTGATCTGGATTTTGACAATTTTAAATTGTCAGATCCGATATTTGGGCTCGATGAGACCACTGGATATCAAATATTACAGTGGTCCATCGAGGAGGGTCAACGCCGAGGAATCCTCGGCGGTTCTCCATACTTTGATATGGAGGACCCCCTACGATGCACGGGGGAAGTTTTTCCCTCAATACGTGCATCATCTATTGGCGAACCCGGGGCAAAGTCCCGGGTAGTCACCGTTGGAGAGGACTGGTTGACTGTCTTTCTCCAACCATGGTGTCATCATCTGATCGGTGTGATCGGAAGACACCCGTCCGCCACCTCGGGTTTAACCCGAGGCTGGCAGCTCTTTGAATGGGTGAAGAGACTTAATAAAGTCTCTCCCCCTCCTCAGGTGAACTTCTTAAGTTCAGACCTGACAACGGCCACAGATTTCTGTGTCCATGATTACTCTCTAGCAATGCTAAAGGGTTTTCACCGAGGTATCGGTCGGCAATCCGATCGATACTTCGAGACTTGTGCCGAACTACTTTGTTCGTCACGAATCTATGAGAGTGGAGCTGTCGAAGCTTTCTTCGACACCCCCACGTCCCGGGGTGTCCTGATGGGAGATCCCGGGGCTAAGGTCGTCCTTACCCTGCACAACATTTGTGCAGAATATGAGGCCCTATTGAGGTTCCAACATCAAATGTTGGAAACCTCTGACGAGGAATTCTTTGAATTCTTGCGTCAAAAAGGAGCGATGCCACTTGTCAAGTGGCGCCACTTCGTATGCTCGGGCGATGACCACTTTGGTCAAGGTCCGGAAGACTACCTTCGTCGAATTTCGACGAACCATGATCTTAACGGAATGTCCGTTTCATGGTCGCAGAACTTTATAAGTTCTCGAGGTGGATTCTACTGTGAGGAGATGATCCTCACGGCAGGACTTCGTCACGACCAAATCTGGGGGAGGGACATCCCTCTCCGAGATGTGGCCTACGAAGAACAGCCTCACATCGATGCGATGAAAGTGAGGCTTCTTTCTCCTTGTGCTAAAGAGCACGAGGGGAAAGACGAGCCAAACCCTGCCATCGGCA